CAGCGAAAGAAATGTATAATCGATTCATGTATGAAGATTTTGTTTTCGAAATACATGGTACAGCCCCATTAATGTATGGTGGTATGGATTTAGATTTAAAGAAATTTTATTTAAAATATCGTAATTGTGTTGATTTTACATTATTATCACAAGAAAACGTATTTTCAATTCCATCTACATTATCTTTTCTTAGTAAAATGACAAGTAGATTTAATAATTATAGATTTGTTGAGAATAAAAAGGATATGTGGAAAGATATTGATTTATTAATAACTACTGATCCAGAAATTTTAGAGAAAGGGAGTCCTTTTTTAAAAAAAATAATTAAAGTAAGAAGACCATACAATGAAAATATTAAGGTTGGATCAATACAAATATTACAAATTGCTGATTTAATAAATAATAAACAATTTGAAAAGATAATAAAATTTAAAAACAATAAATAAAATGAGCGAAGATTTACTAAATAATGAAATTCAAAAAGTTGAATTAGAAAAAATTAATAAAATCAAACAATCGATTGCTAATTTAAAAGAAAAAAAATCAAAATTTTTATTTGTAATTCCAGATTCAACAACACCTGTTGCATCTGTCTATGAAATATATTTTCATGCAACAACTGTGAAGAAAATGGGTTTTGATGTTACTATTTTAGTTGAAAAAGATGATTATGTTATACCTAAATGGATTGAAAATAAATTAACAGATTTCAATCACATATCAATGAGTGATTCAAAACTAACGGTAGGTCCTGATTCTATAATGGTTATACCCGAAGTATATTCTAATGTTATGGAACAAACTAAAAATCTACCTTGTTTAAGAATAGGTTTGCTTCAATCTATTGATTATATGTATAATGCACTTATTCCGGGAACAGATTGGTCAACATTTGGAATTCGGGATATTATAACAACATCACCAGTAATGAAAGAAATTGTTGAAATGTTATTTGGTAAAAAATTTAATGTTAAAACATATCAAATTGGTATCCCTGATTATTTTGAAAAATCAAATTTACCAAAAAAACCAATTATTTCAATTGTTGGAAGAAATCCAAATGAAATTTCTAAATTAATTAAGATGTTTTATAATAAATATCCACATTATAATTGGGTGATGTTTGATACTATGTTAACAAAAAGTAAACCACCACAACAAATGAGAAGAATTGATTTTGCTGATAGATTAAAAGAACATTTCGCTGCAGTTTGGATTGACAGAATATCTTCATTTGGAACATTTCCTTTAGAGTGTATGCAAAGTGGTGTAATACCTATTTGTTTAAAACCAGATATCATGCCAGAATATTTAATTAATAGAGATGAAAATGGTGTTGCAATAAATGCTAAAAATAATTCTGGAATTTGGACAGATAATTTTTATGATTTACCAATTCATATTGGTGAAATATTAACTAAATTCATTGATGATTCAATTCCTAATGAAATTTATGATAACATGGATGAGATTGCATTGAAATATAATCAAGAAACATCTGAAAAAACATTAATTTCAATTTATGAAGAGTTTGTTAATCAAAGAATTTTGATGCTTGAAAGTGCAATTCCTGTTGAAAATAATAATGATAATTTAAAATAAAATGTAAAATGAGTAATATTACAGTAATAATTCCAGTACATAAATATGATGAAGAAATTTCTAACTATTTAACAACCGCAATAAAATCGGTTCAATTACAAAAAAATATTGATGAAATTCCTGAAATAATAATTGTTTATCCTCCTGAAATAGAGGAAAAAATTAAATTACATAATATCGAAGATTTAAAAATTAATTTTTTAAAAAATAATGGTATAACAGATTATCAATCACAAGTTAATTTAGGTGTAAAAAATACTAATACTAAATATTTTTCAGTGTTAGAATTTGATGATGAATATAGTATAAGTTATTTTAAAAATATAAAGGAATATACCGAAGCATATCCTGATATTGATATTATATTAACATTATTAATTGAGGTGGATGGTGATAATAATGGATTAAAATATACCAACGAAGTTGTTTGGGCACAACAATTTATAGGAGAAAATGGTGAGATGGGATATTTAAATCAAGATACAATTAAACAATATAGTGATTTTAAATTATCTGGAGCAGTAATAAAGAAAAAAGAATTTAATAATGTTGGTGAATATAAATCAAATATTAAATTTAGTTTCATGTATGAATTCTTATTAAGAGCACTAAATAGTGGACTTAAAATTTTTTCAATGCCTAAAATTGGATATAAACATTTAGCCAATAGAGAGGATAGTCTTTCTGTTTCATTTTTAAATTCGATGTCGGTTAATGAACGTAAATTTTGGTTTGAAACAGCACAAAAAGAAGCCAATTTTATAACTGATAGAATAATTGACACAAGTTTAATCATCAAATAATATATATATTATGATTCAAGGTATTAATGAGAGTAAAAAAAACAAAACAATATTTTGCAGAAAAAGAAGAGCAAGCTGTAATCGATTATATTAATTCAGATTCATTAGAAGAGAAAAATAAAATATATAATGAAATCTTAATTGAACCATTTAAAATAATGATTGAATCAATATTAAGATGTTATCCTATTCATATTGGATATTATGACATTAAAGAAGTTGAATCAAATGCATTAACTCATTTAATTGAGCATATGGTAAAATTTAAGCCAAATACAATAACTAAATCTGGAAATAAAACAAAAGCATTTAGTTATTGTCAAACAATAATTAGAAATTATTATAAAGATCATAGTAAAAAGAGTTATATTGAAAAAACAATAAATCTATCTTATGATAATTATGTTGATGAATTAAACAATAAAAATGACTATATTTATGAACTTCACGATGAAAATAACAATCAATTAGAGGATCTTATTAATATGGTCATTAATAAAATTGAAATTAAAATAGAAGAAAATAATCTAAAAAAGATAGAAAATATTGTTGGCGATGCTATAATAAATATTCTTAAAAATTGGCATTTATTATTTTTGGAAGAAACACCAATGGGTAAATACAATAAACGTGTAACAAATAAATTTGCTAAAAATAAAATACTTTTGTTTTTAAAAGAACAAACAGGATTAACAACAAAAGAAATTAGAATTGGAATAAAACCATTTAAAGATATTTATCAGACTGAAAAAAATAATTATTTCGATTTATAGGTATTTATAAGTATAAATCTAAATATAATGAGGCCAACAAGAAAAAAATTAAAGTTTGATGAAGAAAGTGTAAACAATCTTCTTCAAGAAATTTATAATGATAGTCATAATATAAAGGCTAGAATTACTAGATTATTTACCAAATGGGAAACTAAAGTTAAAGAAAATGGTGAAATTGCCGCACTGGGTGATCAAATTGTAAAATTAATTTCTGCCGAAGCAAAAAATCAAGATCAAAAAATAATGTTACTTAAATATTTAAAAGAAGTTGTTTTTGATAATAAGTCAGGAAACAATTCTGCTAAAAATTCTGAAGATAATGAATCTATTTCAGATGATAAAAGAAATGAACTAATTAGTATGGTTCAAAAATCTATGAATAATAAAAAATAGTTGAATGGCTTTAAAAGACAATAAAAAAAATGTTTTAAATCAAATTAGTGCCTATTCTTCATTAAAAGAGGAGAGAAAATCACCTAATTCAAACAATTCATTTAACTCAGTTAATAATAAACAAGATCCAATACCTTACATGTTAGATGTTTTAAAGGGTGTTGTTGGTACTGATGCACTAAAACAATTAGTTGGTGGTATGTTTACTAATTTTATAGATAGTGTTGAACCTAAAATGAAAGTTGGATTAAAAAAACAATTTACTAGTTATAATTCTGATGAACAATTACCAAGTGATTTTAAGACAAATGGTTTTAATATGCCAATAAAAAAAATTGATGACACATCAAAATTTAAAGTTAGTCCAGATTCAACAAATGGTGATTTATTATATGATAAATCAAAACCCAATTTTGATTCTGTAATGCATAATACTATTGTTAATGATGGTACTGAAACACCATTTAGTGCTTTAAACCTTAAATATACCAAATCAAATGATACTGTAACTGTTAAACCAAGTAATAATAATTTAACAATCGGTAAACTATTTGAAAATTTTGTTGATGATGCTGTAATTATTGATAAAAAGGGAATAATGACCGAAGTAATGGACGCTATATATGGAACAATATCACAAACAGAAGAAAAAAGTTTGGAACAAATTGCTAATGAATTAAAAACAGATAAATATCTTGAAAAATTAATAAATAATGAAGATTCATTGGATTTAACTGATGCCGAAAATAATGAAATATTAAATAAAGCAAATGAAATTGCTAATGGAGTTCTTTATTATGATATGGGTTGTGGAATTATGCAAGCACAATTATCACAAAGTGGAATGACATCATTAATTCAACAAATATCGGGGTCATCAGATAATTTTGCTACAGCAAATGCTATTGAAAATACAATTAGTGAAAGTACTAAAAATAATAAAGATATCGCAGATGAAAACAAAGAAACAATAAAAGATGGGTTTTTTCAGAAAATAATAAAAATTTTTACAATTAAAATGGTTAAAGCAGTCACAACAGCACCACAAATAAAAATGTTATTAGCAATTTCTGGAGCATTTCAAAATAATGGAATTGTTGAATTGGGTGATAGTAGTAAAGATTTTATTGAAAAACAGAAAATTTTTATTAAATGCTTAATTAAGGATATTATATCATTAATAAGTAAATTTATTTTTGATCTAGTAATTTCTTTTCTTGTTAAATTAATTGCACCAATTATAAAAAAAATAATAAAAGAAAGAATAAATCAATATGTTAAAATATTAAAATCATTAACAAGTAGAAAAAAAACCAAAAGTTTAAACACATAAAATGACTGTTGATTATAATGATATAAATTCAATTATTGATGGGTTTGACAAAATTTTAAGTCTTACTTCAATTGGTAGTCCCCCTATAATACCAACACCATTAATTTTATTTGGTGTACCACAAAGAGCAGGTCTTTCACCAACAAGGGTAGCAAGTAAGATTATTGCACGAAAAAGTGAAGCAGGTCTTCCCGTTGGAGTATTACCATCTGGGGGTGTTAATCCAGATGAAATTATGGAAAGAATTAGAATGGAGGAAATTATAAAAGAATTACAAGAAAATGGTTTAATAACAATTGCAATTCCTCCCGGTACAACAGTAACAGCAACAGGTGTATCACCATCAGGACCTGTATCTGTATTTGGATCAACAATAACAATAACTAAAGGTTACGGTGTAATACAATAATGTTTAATGAATAAATTGGAACAATATACAACAACCGAATTACTTAAATATATTAATGATATCAATATTGAACATGAGAAGATAAAAAAAGAGATTATTAATAATACAATTGAAATTGATGTAATCGAAGAAAAAATAAATAATAAATTAAAATCATTAACTGAAATTGAAAATAATTATATAATATTAATTGAGGAATTTAATAAAAGATAAATGGGATTCGATAAACCATATTTAAATACCAGTAATCCTTATAAAAAAGAAGGTACTGAAATTAATATAACCAAAACAATTTATTATGGTGAGGTTATTTCAATTGATGATCCTACTGATGGTGGTCGAATTAAAGTTAAAATACCTGATTTAGATAATAAAATTGCAGATGTTAATGATATACCTTGGGCATATCCATTTATACCAAAATTTTTTCATTCTTATCCTCAAGTTGGTGAATATGTTAGAATATTAATTGAAAATATAAAATATCCACAAAGAAGTAGATATTGGACAGGAAGTGTTATTTCACAACCACAAAAAATTGGTTTTGATTCTAAATTTACTGCTTTATCAACAACAAATATGGGTCATTTATCACCAGAAAAAGCACCTAGTTCATATCCTGATGCAGAAGGAGTTTTTCCAACAAAAACAGATATTGCAATTGTAGGAAAAGTAAATACTGATATAATATTAAAAATTAATGAAGTTCATTTAAGAGCAGGAAAACATGAAAATGATAATATATTAAAATTAAACACAAAAAATCCTGCTCAACTTAGTTTAATTTATGAAAAAAATGATGAAACTAATCAATATGATAGTAGTTCTATTTTAATGAGTGATAAAATTGCAATTATTTCACATTCTGGTAAACCAAAATTTAAATCAGCAAAATTAACCCAAGAAGATAGAAAGTATATTTTTGAAAATGGTCATCCAATGGTAAGGGGGGATGTTTTGGTTGAAATAATTAAAATTTTTAGAAATGCATTAATTAATCATATTCATGGCTATTCAAATTTACCTGCCGATAAAACCTCAATAATAAAAGATTTAGAAAATCTTAATTTAGAAGCTATCCTACAAAAAAATATTATTATTAATTAATTTTTTTATAAATTTGTAGAAAAATATTATAACAATTAATAATTTCTTTCGTATAATAAATAAAAAAACAATACCTTGGAAAGGTTTAATAAAACTATTTTATATTATGAAAAACAGAGCATACAACAACACAACAGCAGTAAAAGCACTAGAAGAAGTGGATGAAGAATTAGCTATAATGGCTTTATCTGATCCTAACTTAGATGGTGAAGAATTAAGTGAAATACTAACAACTAGCCTAATGGGGTATATAGTAAATAAAGAAACCAAAGAACCAATGAAACTTAGTAATAAGGTAATGGCAGCAGGGATATTAAACAGAATGCAACAGCTAATGGATAAACCTGAACATGAGTAATTTTATTACTTATAACGTTGATAATATGGCAAGTTTGCCAACCAAAATAGTACAAATTTTAATTAAACAACTAAACTATGAATAACAAGTGTGATGGACTATAAACAACACAAAGGAAACCTACGAGGACAAATTAAAAACAAAGTAGAACGAAAACTTTATAATAAACGCATACGTGCGGAGGCAATAGACGTTGCCAAAGAGAACTTAATTATAATTACAAACTTAAAAAATAAAGTAAAATGGAAAATACGAAGAATGAAAAGCAATGTACTATACACGATGTTAGCGAGAGTATTTTTGATAAAGCAGTTGAGTATGTACGAAAAAAACATTTCAACCCACGTTTAAGTGCACCATATATGTTGCTTGATGATGTTGCTGAACTGATAAAAATAACTACAGGAAAAAAAGTTAATAGAAAAATATTGATGAAATATTCTCGATATTAATTTTAAAGCAGATAAAGATACTGCCCCATACGTTTAATTTAAATAAATGAATTTAGTAATCCCCCCTCAATTTTTTACAACATTTAATGATATTATATATCATGATGAACCACATAAATATTATGTAAATGGTAAAGAATTAATTTCTGTCACAACATTAATACATAAATATAAAGAAGATTTCAAAGAAGATTATTGGGCTGAATATAAAGCAAATCAATTTGGAGTAACTAAAGAACATGTTAAACGAGTATGGAAATTTATAAATAAAAAGGGAACATTAAAAGGATCTTTAATACATGATTATACTGAAAATTTATTTCAAAATAAAGTATTTAAATATCCAAAAAATGAAATTTTTAATGAATTTGGTTTTGATCCAATATTAATAGAATATGAAATAACAAAGAATCATGTTGATAATTTCTATAATGATAGTAAAAATAAATTAATTCCAATAAGAATGGAAATGGTTCTTTATGATTTAGAATCGTCAATTTCTGGAATGTTAGATAGTTTGTTTTATAATGTTAAAGCTAAAGAATATCAAATTTGGGATAATAAAACAAATAAGAAATTAACATTATTTAATGAATACAATAAATTGAAAGATGATTTATGTTTATTGGATGAGTGTGATTTAGAAATATATTCTTTACAACTTCAATTATATAAATATATTCTTGAAAAAAATACTGGAATTAAATTAGGAAAATCATATATTGTGTGGTTCTCTCATAATAATGATAATTATAAGATAATAGAAACAAAAGACAGAAGTGAATATGTTGAATTAATTGTAAGAAATAGAATTAATGAAATAAGCAATCCAAACAATAATTAATATTTGGATTGCATATTATTAATCTTATAAATTTAGGATACATCTAAATGGTTGTATCGTTAATTCAATATTTGCCAATTCATCACTTGAATGGTCATTATCACCAAAATTAATTGATGTAATCAT